CTGACTCTCACATCAGAAGCTCGACCCCAACTCTTCCAAAAGAAGAAGTGGGTTGGGTGGTTCAGCCCAGCATGCCCTTAATTGGGTAAAGTCTGGTCACGCCAAACCGGGTTCGTACCATCTAGTACGAGGCTCGAGGGAATCGGGGGAGACCCCGAGTCCTGGACACTTCCGTGTCCACCCCCTTGGTACGGGGGCTGATGTGAAGGTTCTCTGAGTGGGTCCCTTCCCTTGGCGGGGAAGGGGCTCACTCACATCCGCAGGGAAGCTGAGAGAGGACGATGATGGGGCTTGATGGAACCAAAAGGAGAACTTTAAAGTTCCCCTTCCAAGGTTACCACACAAAGCTCTGGGGATCGACGGGGTTACCACCCCAATTAGTCGGTCCCATCGATGAGAAGAAAATTCCCATCGACATCATCGGGGCACAAACCACTGTGTCCAGGAATACCGGGTTTCCAGCAGCGCGCAGGATCCTCCGTAAATCGGAGGAGAATCACATCGCGCTGGCGCCGAACATTCGACGCATTCTGGAAGACACCGACTGGGGTTCGAATTTTTTGACAACAAAAAATTCGTTCTCGGGAGGATCGGCAGAATACACATCTTACCGAAGAATTGGTTCGCCAACAGCGGGTTATACCCGGGCGCACTACTTCAACGGACGGATGCTGCCGACAACCTCTCCGAACAGTCCGACAAACGTTTTGTGGCCTACGCTGACTCCCGCTGATGTTCTAACCATGAACATCGCCGGGACGACTGCAATAAGCCGGACGTTGCCGAACAACCCAGTCTTCGATGCGGCAACCGCCTTAGGTGAGCTACGTGAGGGTCTTCCCCACGTTCCGTTCACCAAGATGGTCAAGAAGAATCATTCGGCTCTGAACTCTGTAAAGGGTTCTGGAGACGAGTATCTCAACTTGGCCTTCGGGTGGTTGCCACTGCTCTCTGACATCCAAACCTTCGCATCGACCGTGATTAAGTCTCACGACTTAATCAAGTCATACGAGGATGGAGCAGGGAAGCATATCTATCGAAGGTATGACTTCCCGGATGTGACTAGTACAGAGATTCGATCAGTCAAGACTGGTGTTCCACCGTCTCCGACTGGTCATCCTGAACTGTACATCACATCCACAGGGACTGAGACCACTGTTCGTCGTACAACGACGAAGATGTGGTTCTCCGCATGTTACACCTACGCTCTTCTGCCTGGAGACAGTCAGAGGGAGCGGCTTCTTCGTGATTATCAAATCGCGAGGAAGTTGTACGGCTTCGAGCCGAACTGGGGTACCGTGTGGAATCTCATTCCCTTCAGCTGGGCCGCCGATTGGTTTGCCAATACTGGTGACATGGTTAATAACCTTGTCAACATAGGCAAAGACGGCCTTGTCATTCGGTGGGCGTACATCATGAGACATGATGTCATAGAAGACACCCACGTCCATTCCGGAGTCAACTTCGTTGACAACGGAAACACTGGACCCATCACTGCGAAGTATTCGACTGAGTCGAAACGACGCGTGAAGGCGACGCCCTACGGATTCGGCCTAAACTGGAAGGACTTCAGTCCTAAACAGTTGGCCATCCTGGCGGCTCTGGGTATCACCCGGATCCCGTCGTGAGGAACAGCTTCGAACAGTTGCTGTCCCTCACACTGTTCATCGTCTTCTGGCTCACCCTAGTGTGGTTACTAGGAGGAGTCGGATTGTGGTGAACATCCAACCTTTGTGGGAGATCCTCACAAAGGTTCCAACCGAGAGAGTGATGCCATGGCTTTCGCCGATCCTCAGTCCGTTACTATCAATGCGGTGGCCGTTTCGCTTCCGCGAACCGGCTCCTTCGGAAACTCTGGAATCTTCCAGAGCAACGACGGAAATGTCAAGCTCACAGTTTCCCATCAATATGGGAAGCGGAGCCGACACACCATCCGCATCGACCACCGGAAGGTCGCTCCAGATCCGCTCATCTCGAGCCAGAACATTCAGTATTCGATGTCAACGTACATCGTTACTGACGTTCCGGTCACGGGATACACGGTGACGGAAGCAAAGCAGATTGTAGATGCGCTAACCGCGTATCTCACTGCTTCGACCGGTGCGAAGGTCACCCAGCTTCTGGGTGGCGAGAACTAGGACTGGGCTCCTCTTAACTGAGGAGTTACTGGCTGAATTGCCAGAGGCCAGGCGCAACATGGCTAGGGAAGACGACCCCCCTCGAAAGGAGGGCATCTTGAAAAGCCTGATGTTGCTCTTGAGGTGTGTGCTTGCCGAGGCAGGCACACGATGCAGCACGAGCACTCTTCTCGACTTCAAAACAGTCGAGAAGCGAGTCGAAGACGAAGGGTTATCGTTTCTCACGATAACCCTCCCGTCCTTTGGTAAAGACTTCGAGAGAAGTCTTGACCAAGGGTACGTGGACCATCAACTCTTCAAATCGTTCCAAAAAACGACTAGAAGAGGAGGGCTCCCCCGATTTCTCGGAGGTTTCCTCAGGCTTGTCTTCGATGAGGAGTCTGGTCTGATCCTCGAGAATCCGTCAATCGACGCCATTCAATGCGTACGTCAGATCTCTCTGATGTTTGCAAAGATTCTTCTACCGACTAGTGATAGTCGTCAGAAGAAGGCGATTGCCGGATACCTTGAGTGTGAGCAGCACGTGCGGGAGAGTGATGCTAATCTGTCTGCTACCGATAAGGTAGCGTTCAGTCGCATCTGTTCTCTCCTCTATGGCGAGGTCTTGTCCGAGGTAAACGAAAACGTTTACTACGGCAAGATAGTCCCTCGTCATGGTCCAGGATCGACTGTCGATAAACTCGTTGGCAACGACAAGTATCGGCAGACGGAATGGACATCCCGTTTGGAACGCGAATTTCCCATGTTGGATTTTCTCGTCCCAAATCCGGGCTTCTATCAGAAGCTCGACGGGATCACGGTGCTCGAACCCGGTCAAGAACGACCTGTTAGGGTTGTTCTCGTACCGAAGACGATGAAGACACCACGAGTCATTGCCATTGAACCTACTGCTATGCAGTATGTTCAGCAAGGGCTCGCTGAGGCGCTCGTTAGAGCGATGGCGAGGAAAACTCTTCGCCATTCGAGGGAGGCTAACCCCCTTCGTCACCTCATCGGATTCGACGACCAATCCCCCAACAGGAGGATGGCTCGCGATGGGTCCACCAGTGATGGTGGACTCGCGACACTCGATCTGAGTGAAGCGTCCGATCGTGTCTCCAATCAGCTTGTACGACTGATGTTCAAGAACCACTCCCACCTGGCGGCGGGGGTAGATGCTTGTCGTAGTCGGAAGGCTGACGTACCTGGTCACGGAATCATCCGTTTGGCCAAGTTCGCGTCGATGGGTTCTGCTCTTACCTTTCCCATTGAAGCGATGG